ATTTAGACATGCATCCTTTAGAATTTCTCTTATCATCAGATGACCCTGAAATATTACAACATCTTTATTATAACAGAGCTAATTTGAATCGAGTATTATCAGTCGTCAAGACGTTTTTCCCTGATTTGAGGGGCTACGTTCCTAAATTAGAGTGGGACATGGGCTCAAGGATGAATAAAAAACTGCTGGATAAATTTAATGCAGGGTCTAATGAGGTGATGGATTCATGGACTATTCAACAAGGCGGGTTCAGAAACTGCGCAGTGTCCTTATTGTGGTTTTGCAATAAGCTGAAAGAGAGAACCTTTTATTCTTCTTTAATAAATGAACCGAGTACTAGAAGACTGGCTCGCTTGTACGGTGTCCAAAATAGACTCGTGGGTTCGAAACAGGCTAAATTAACAGCTTCTGATTTGAGAGTTGCATTAGAAGTCGCGATAGAATCAGAAATCGTCGTTGCAGATAATCTAGAGTCTAATTTTAAATTCTATTGTAATGTTAATTTTGAACAATACCACTTCTACACAGCTACAGATACCTTATCCAACTGTGAAATAAAATCCATAAATACTGACGTGACAGCAAAACCTATAACTATATCTATAAGCAGTCCTACGATACAGAATATTAAAAGTAGACCTGCATTATTCGTAACCCAATTAAAAGAGCCCAAGATGCTGCCATTGTACGGGAAGAGGATGCTACACCCATCTGAAGTTCAAAGTCTATCATCTTACCTCATTGGTATGGGATTAGACTTAGAGCAAACGGATAACGACGATCTCCTTCGTGTATGCGAAAAAGTTGTCGGTGTCAGGAAAGAGACTAAAAGACTGCTATCTTATGTAGAATCAGGAGACAGGTTTTATGATACAATGGAAAAGATCTTTTTACTTTTAAGTACCAATTCTATCTATAAGGTAAAAAGAGTTATACCAACATCTTCTATAAGAATAATAGACACAAATATGAGAATTTCTCAGAGCAGGACACCTAGACCTTTAATAGACTGTGTAAACGCACAATGGGCTCTGAATGTCTTAGAAGAATGCGGTTTGAGTGAAGACGACGTAATGGATTACAAAGCATCAACCGACTTCGAAAAGAGGAAATCAGAGCTAGCCTTGGAATGGTGGCCAATAGTTGATTCAATCAAAAACTCAGAAGCTCTCAAAGATAATCTTTATTGGTCAATCTGGATAAAAAAACAAAACAGAATAGGGAGGAACTGGGTCGGAACAGGTGAAATGCTTATTAAGTTACCGGAGTTGTATCTATTACTCAAAGTAACGGATAATATTATAACTCAGATTCTAGTATCCGTTATCACTGAGATTAGCTACCCCAGCTCATGGTACTTGAATAGCCTTTTTGAATCAAATTATTATTGGTCTAATACTATGACTTTATCTGAATACTTCAATTTAGGTGATAATTACTTGGGCATCGATAGTAACAAAAATTGGCATATGGCATTAAAGAATAAAATATTGAAGGGCTATAAGGTTGACTTAGACAGTTCTCTACCTTTTTTGATAGATACCAACAAAAATATATATAAAAGGTCGAGGAAGAATTTTGTATTAAGTAGAGGTAAAGAATATGAGGTTAATATTCTAATATCTTTAAATTTGTCTGACATAAGCAATATTAGGAAATATTTTTCTCCTACGAAAATAATTTCTAAACAAACAGATGATAAAATAAAAAAATTGATACAAAAATTAGCCTTAACATTCAATATAAATCCGACATTTTCTACGGAGCAAGTACAAGATCTCATAAGAAGCACTAAAATTTATGACATGCTTTTCAATCTAGATAAAAAAGAGAATGTAAATTCCTTCTTGCATTTATGCATGTTACAAAAAAATCGAGATAGCGAGTTCGGATTCCCTTCCACCGAGGAATTATCTTCTCTATTAATAGATGATACTGCACTTGCAC